TGCTGATGACTATTGGTTTAATCTACAACAGTATCAGGCAGATCACAAACATGTACAGTGGATCAAGTCTGACGATCTGACCGAAGATGAGAAGCGTAAGATATCGTCATTGGCGTTCGGTGATAACGGCTTCTACGTTGATGGTGTTGGCTTCAAGGCCGCAAGCAACTGTTACTATGTTGTACCAGAAGTTGATGTTGTTTTATCGCTGAAAGGAAGTGTGTAGTATGAGTGAAGATAACCTAAGAGAGTTGCAAAAAGTTGTGACACAGATGTCTTTGAATATTCTGCGGATACAGAATGATCTACGTAACTTTGTTAAAGAGCAAGAAAATATTAATGCAGGGTTAAAACAGCAGATCAACCTTAGACCTGTTAGCATGAATCAAATGAGGGATGAACTCTTTGAAGATGTAAGCAAGCAAGTCGAATGGAGATTATCTCAGAAGGTGTCTGAGTTTGATGGCGTTGTTAATAACTTTTTTGCCAACGCTAGGTTTACACCTGATGCTAGAGTATCTGAACAGTTCAACACTGAGTTCGAATTAGACGAAGATAAGTAAAAGAATGAGGGGTGCAGTAGACATCACACTAACTGCACCCCTCGCTTGCGTAGTACAAGCCCTAAACAAATTATTTATAGGTTGTAATTCATTAACAGTCAACCTATATTTTACGTATGGATAATTTATATCACGTATCAATACGTACAGACACGTCTCATATAAAAATTACAAGTATTGATAAGTTTTCTCTTGAAAAAGATATTTCAGGGGTATATATGTCGGAAACTGATTTGCCCGATTGGGTAAGGAGAAAACTGTCGGCACTCTCATTCTGTGATTGGGGTAAAAGATCGACAGGCTCCATAGACGGTGTTGGGAAGCGCATTAATGAACACAACTTTTGGATATACAAGTAAACACGTTCTGTTATCATGGTCGATAACAAGTGCAATACCAGTTATTTTGAATAGCCCCAGACAGCGGTGGGCGGGTTTTTTGCAAAGGTTGTTTTTCCCGAAAACACTGTCAGTGCGGAGAGTCGAATTGGTTTGTTCATTATCGAGGAGACCGCACAATGAATAGCTTACGTAAACAGCTTGAAGAAGAAGAACAAGGGTTACGTAAGATCCGTACTAATAGGCGGCATAGGAAACCCCCGAATGCAGGTAAAAAATTCCAACAAGTCTTTTACGTATTAGATAAAGATTTAGAAAACTGGGATGATATAGATCTGGATAAAGTGGACGAGTTTACTTCGTCAGCAATAGTAGACAAGAACTTTGATAGTATTGGTGAAGAAGAGATAAGCAATATTGTTGCCTCTCTGAAGTCTGGTCTAGATGTGTCTGTGTGTGACAATGCTTTCACAATACCGGCGAACGCGCCTATCGCAGATGTAGAGATAAACATTGGCAAGAAACGTAACTATGAGAAGAAGTTAGTCAACGTCATATCTGCCGCTCATGCCAAAGGTGTAGAAGAATGGCAGAAGCGAAGACCGTTCGTAATTTTACAGAAGCGTTTGAACAGGGATAAGCAGTACGCGTTTCGTCAATTCCCCGACAAAGACAAAAGGAGAGCAACAGGTATGAAGTATGCACTTATTATGAGCAACGTGCCTTTGGGTAAAGAGGGCAACACAGTTTTGTATTTCCATACACTAAAAGAAGCTAGGGCAAAGATGCGTGAGTTTATAGCAGACTATGGGTATGAACAGAAACACTTAGAAACAATGAAGGTAGTGGGAGATTAGAATGACACCAGAAGCAAAAGTAAAACGTAGGGTTACGAACAAGTTAAAAGAAATGGGCGCGTACTATTTCTTTCCGATGACAGGTGGGTATGGACGTAGCGGTGTACCTGATATTATTGGATGCTACAGAGGTAGGTTCTTTGGTATCGAAACAAAAGCGGGAAATAATAAACCCACAGCGTTACAAATGAAGAACCTGAAAGATATTGATAGTCAGGGAGGGATAGCTCTGGTTATAAATGAAGATAATCTATCCAGTATAACTGAACTATTGAGGGAAGATGATGCAGAGTTTAACGAAAGAAGAGGAAGCAGAGTTACAGTTTCTACGTAACGAAGCTAATAAATATGAAGTAGAAAGTAGTAGGTTGGATAGTCATCCAAACGTCAAGAACGATCTAGCAAGAGCAAGACGTGAATTGAAAGAATATACAAAGAAACTGCAAGAAGCAGGAAGACACATATACTGTTAGTGGGAGACAAGTATGGTTAAGATGGGTAAGAAACAAGAGAAGGCGTGGAAGTACTTATTAGATAACAAAAGCGCGACAGCTAAAGAGTTAGCCAAAGCCGTAGGTATATCTTACACTTATGCGCTGAGTATTAAAAAACGAATTGGAACACCGCAAGAAATATTAGACGCGCCAGATAAATTAACTAGATCCGATGTACTGGATACAGCAAAGAATTTGGTCAATGGAGATAGAGCCGAACAGCATGGCGATGCCACAAACAACTTTGTACTCATGGCGGCATATTGGAACGCGCACCTTGGACTTAGAGATTTTATATCTGTTGATGACGTACCGATCATGTTGGCCTTGATGAAAGTAGCGAGGTTACACGGCGATGGCACAAAGAACATAGACAACTATGTAGATGTCTGTGGGTATATGTCTTTGGGCGGTGAGATTTCCCAACTGTGAATTTTGTAACTCTAGACTTCGAAACTTATTACGACAGAGAATACTCGTTACGCAAGTTAACGACTGAAGAATACGTGCGTGATAAAAGGTTCGAGGTCATAGGGCTTGCAATAAAAATAGGCGACAGACCTACGATGTGGGTAGAGGGTGCTGCACGAGTCAAAAGTTTCTTATCAGAAGCAGACTTCTCTGAGTGTGCTATCCTCTGCCACAACACGATGTTTGACGGTGCGATATTGGACTGGCTATATGATGTACGTCCAAAAGTTTGGCTTGATACCCTGTGTATGGCGAGAGCATTACATGGCGTAGATCAAAGTGTATCGTTGAAAAACGTAGCCGAAAGGTATGGTGTTGGAGTCAAAGGTACAGAAATACAGAACACAATGGGTAAACATATAGATGACTTTACTACCAAGGAGTTATCTCGATTTGCTGACTATGCTATAAACGATGTTGATCTGACGTATGACATATTCAAGCTGATGTTACCTAACTTCCCTCAACAAGAATTAGAACTAATAGACGTTACATTAAGAATGTATATAGAGCCAACGCTACGTCTTGATTTGGCTGGGCTACAAGAACATCTTACTGAGACACGTTCACGTAAGGAGGCGTTATTGGAAGGAGCAGGAGTAGCGAAAGAGGAGTTGATGTCCAACCCCAAGTTTGCCGCACTGCTGATAAGTCTCGGTGTAGAACCGCCCATGAAAGTAAGTCCAACCACAGGCAAAGCAACATTTGCATTTGCAAAATCAGATGAAGGGTTCAAGGCGTTAGCAGAACATGAGAGCGATAAGGTTCAATCTCTAGTTGCCGCTCGACTGGGTACTAAAAGCACTTTGGAAGAAACACGTACAGAGAGGTTTATCTCTATTGCGAAGCGTGGGCTACTCCCTGTACCCGTCCGTTACTATGCCGCACATACAGGTAGATGGGGTGGAGATGATAAGATAAACCTACAGAATTTACCAAGTCGTGGTGTCAATGGTAAGAAATTAAAGAAGAGTATCATAGCACCAGTCGGTCATACTCTTATAGATGCAGACAGTTCTCAGATTGAAGCGCGAGTGTTAGCTTGGCTGTCCGAGCAAGACGACTTGGTTGATCAGTTCGCCAACGGTGAAGATGTCTATATAAAGATGGCTAGTTCCATTTACGCCGTCCCAGAAGATCAAGTTACCAAAGATCAGAGATTTGTAGGAAAGACCACGATCTTGGGAGCGGGATACGGCATGGGTTACTTGAAGTTTGGAGCGCAACTCAAGACCTTTGGGTATGAAGTACCCGAGGCGGAGGCGAAGCGGATTATATCTGTATATAGAGAGACGTACCCATACATCGGAGATTTGTGGCAAGCGGCAAACAGGTGCATAAAAGAAATGCACAGCGGCAATTTGTTCAGGTTTGGTCGATCTGGAGTGCTTGACGTTAACGTGCCTTCCCGGGCAATCGTGTTGCCGTCACAGCTAGAGATGTCTTACACTGATCTAGATGCTACCACGGAAGGCGGGCGAACTGAGTACCATTATAAAACACGCCAAGGTCGTACTAGAATATACGGTGGCAAGGTAGTTGAGAATGTATGCCAAGCTATTGCTCGTTGTATTATAGGGCATCAAATGTTACAAATAGCTAAAAAATATAGAGTAGTATTAACCGTCCATGATAGTATCGTATGTTGCGTACCTAACCAGCTCGCTGGGGAAGCACAGGAATACATAGAGAGATGTATGCGTACGACACCTGACTGGGCCGCAGGTCTACCTATCGATTGCGAAAGCGGTATAGGTAAGAGTTATGGAGATTGCGAATAATGGCATCTTGGTCATTTAGTAGATTAAAGTCTTTCGAGACTTGCCCCAAACAGTTTTATCATGTGACTGTATTGAAGGAGCATCCTGTCGTTGAGACAGATGCAATGTTGTATGGAACTGCAATGCACAAAGCGGCAGAAGATTACATTGGAGAAGACAAGCCACTCCCAGAGAAGTTTATGTACGTTAAAGGAACATTGGACGAGCTGTTGGGGATTAGAGGTAATAAGTTAACTGAGCAAAAGTTAGGACTTACCAAAGACCTGAAACCTTGTGGGTTCAGAGACAAAGATGTCTGGTTCCGTGGTATCGTAGACCTTGCGATTATAGACACACTGGCAGAGCGAGCGTGGATCGTAGATTATAAGACAGGCAAGTCTACAAAGTATGCCGACAAAGGACAGCTTGAGCTTATGGCTCTAAGCATCTTTAAAAAATTTCCAGATGTAAAACATATCAATGCCGCGCTATTATTTGTCGTTGCTAACGAAATGATAGAGGCTGAATATAAAATAGAGAACAGTTTTAGTTTGTGGGGGAAATGGTTAAAGAAGTATGCTAGAATGGAAAAAGCATATGAGACAGATGTATGGAACCCGAGACCTTCAGGGCTGTGTTACCATCACTGCCCCGTACTAGAATGTGTCCACAACGGAAGGAACTAATCATGCCTTACAAAAATAAACCACGACCATATAAGAAAGAGTACAAACAACAGAAAGCCAGAGGCGAACACGAGGACCGGATGGAACGCCAACGTGCGAGGAGAAGTCTGGATAAGAAAAAAATAAATCGTAAAGGTAAGGATATTGCACATAAGAAAGCACTAAGTAGGGGCGGCTCGAATAAAGATGGTTACACTCTACAAAGCCCGAAGAAAAATAGAGCCGCAGGTGGGCGTATGAGTAAAAGGCCAAAGAAGCGTTGATGTTATCGACATCGATAACAAGGAGAACAATTTGGGAAACACAATGGCAAAGCCAGTTACCACGCTCATTGATGAGTTATATGACTGGACGGGGGAGCATGCTCCCTTTGAACATCAAAGAAAGACAGCGGCTTTTTTAAGCGAACATAAAAAAGGTTTTTGTTTTAACGAACAAGGTACGGGAAAGACTGCCAGTGCTATCTGGGCGGCAGACTTTTTGATGAAGCAAAACATTCTACATAGGGTGCTAGTAATATGCCCTCTATCAATCATGGACAGTGCATGGCAAGAAGATATACAGACGTTTGCGCCGCACAGAACATCAGACATAGCGCACGGAGATAAGTCTAAGAGGGAAAAGATACTGTTCAGCAGTGCGCGTTTCGTGATGATAAACTATGACGGTGTTAAAATTGTAGAAGACTCTATAAAGAAAGCAGGGTTTGATCTGATAATTATAGACGAAGCTACACATTACAAGAACTCGCGGTCACAACGGTGGAAAGTGTTGAATCGTATTGTTGAAAAGACAGGGTGTGGTCTGTGGATGATGACGGGTACGCCCGCAGCGCAAAGTCCATTAGATGCGTACGGACTAGCCAAACTTATTAATCCACTAAGTGTACCAAAGTTCTTTACTGGGTTTAGAGATCAGGTGATGCAACAAGTGTCTAGGTTTACTTGGGTTCCGAAACCATCAGCCATAAGTAGGGTTCATTCTACCTTACAACCCGCGATTAGATTTACAAAAGAGCAGTGCATGGACTTACCCGATATGCTGTACACGAAACGTAGGGTGGCGTTGACCCCGCAACAAAAGAAATACTACGACAAACTAAGACGGGAAATGGTACTAGAGTTGACGGGTGATAGTATAACGGCAGTAAACGCTGCTGTAGCACTCAACAAACTCTTGCAGATAAGTTCTGGTGCGGCATACACCGATGACGGAGGCGTTATAGCGTTCGACATAGACAACAGGTATAAGGTTCTAAGAGAGGTCATAGACGAGACTGAACACAAGGTGCTTATCTTTGTACCTTTCAAACATACTATTCAGATACTAACTGACCGTTTGCGGAAAGATGGTATAAACACAGAGGTCATACAAGGATCGGTCAGCGCACCAAAACGTGCAGACACGTTTAAGAGATTTCAGGGAGACAAGAACCCCCGGGTACTGGTTATACAACCGCAAAGTGCTGCACATGGAGTAACTCTTACGGCGGCAAATACTGTCGTATGGTGGTCACCAACTCCTTCCCTAGAGACGTATGCACAGGCAAACGCTAGGGTACATCGCGCAGGTCAGAAAAACAGATGTACAGTTATTCAGTTAGAAGGCTCTGTGGCAGAGCGTAGAATGTATGCACTGCTTGATAAGAAAATAAACGTACATGCACAAATTATAAATCTTTATCAAGAATTACTTGACTAATGTAAGTATTGATACTATTTGTCATGTATTATAATAAATCGGAGAACAAAATTGTCTGTATCTATAGAAAACTTAACTAGTGCCTATTTAAATATTAGAGCAAAGCGATCAGAACTTTCTGCTAAGTTTAAGAAAGAAGACGCTGGACTTATAGAGGCGCAAGAACAGCTTAAAGCAGCATTGCTTGGTTACTGTGACGAGCATGGTGTTGAGAGCGTTAGGACTGCGGAAGGTTTAGTATATAAAACAAGCAAGGAAAAATACTGGACTTACGACTGGGATCACTTCCATGCGTTTGTCTTGGAGAACAGAGTTCCTGAATTGCTTGATCGTAGGATAAATCAGTCCAACCTACGCGAATTTATTGAAGACAACCCTGAGAAACTACCAAAGGGTCTAAACAAGTCTGTAGATGTGTCAGTAACAGTAAGGAAGCCGAGTAAATGACAGAAAATAAATATGTTGAGATTGCCAAGATATCAGAGTACTTTGGAGTCTCAAATGCAACTGTGCGAGGATGGGTGAAGCATAATAGAATACCCCGTGATTCGTACATAAAAGTCCCTAGCGAGAGTCATCCGACTCTTCGTTATAACCTAGCGTCCATAGAGGCGCATTTTACACAAGGAGAACAAGATGGCGAATGAAACTTTTATAATTGCGGATGTAACCGCAATGTACCCGAAGATCGATAAGACATATCGGTACGATGAAAAAGCGGGTGAGAAAGGTGGTTGGGTCGAGTGCAAGGCCACCGATGCGGGCGCACAGTACAAAGTAAACTTTATTATGGAGCAGTCTGTGGCTGAAGACTTGTACACACGTATGGAGAAGATCTATGCGGGCAGTCGTAGATCAAACTGGCCTGAAGAACTAAAGGCTCCTACTGATATATTTAAGGAGACTGATGAAGGCACTTGGGAAGGGTCTGCTAATATCAAAGGTCAGTACAGTAACAGAGTTGTACCTGTGCCAGATCAGTTTGACGCTGACGCTAATTTGTTACCAAAAGATTTTCAACTTACTAGTGGTAGCACAGTCAATATCATGGTTGAGTTCGTACCCTATGCCATGACTAAAGAGAACTACGGTGTGTCTCTAAGACTACGTCAGGTTCAAGTTACTAAACTTGCGGAGCGTCAATCGTACAATCCGTTTAAGAAAGTTGAGGGGGGTTTCGTTGCAGGTAAAGAAACCACACCATCCTTTGGCGCACTTCCAGAAATCGAAGACGGTATGGAAGATGTCAAGGAACCAGAGAAGGTCGT